CCATCAACGCCAGTCAGCGAGATTGACAAATCAGAGCTGGTGGCTTTCACATTGTTTTTGATGTCGCTGATCTGAAGGAAACTTCCAAGATTGCTGAAAGTTATTCCGTTGACTGTAATGGGCGATGCAGCATTACAGAATGTATATGTATTGGATGCCATTGTTAGGCGTATGAATTCAGCTTGCCGAATAGATGGACTATTCAGCGCATTCATTATGGTGGTCATCCTGTAATGTCCTCTCTGAATACAAATGGCGCTGTCCATTGAACAAACGCACCATTTGTCATTGGGTTAAGTGTATATGTCGGACACGCTTCTGCAACCACATTGAATGTGCAATCATTTCCCATGTAGACCGTTGTCCCAGATGTAGGTGAACCAATCAGAGGCCGGTGAATGGTCACAGTTGATCCAGCAGAATCAGCAGTCACTTTGTAAGTGTAGCCACCGATCATGATGAAATCGCCAGCCTTGAAAGTTCCATTTGATGTCAGGTTCAATGTCTGCGTATTTGGTGCAGGTGTACCGTTCAAAGTCGCAGCCGTTGCTGTTCCTTGCATCTTAGTAAACCAAGATAGATTAGAACTGCTAAATGAAATCACTTCAGGCAATTGACGATCATGGTTATCAATTGCTTGAATGATGTCACGAACTTGCGGATAGTACAAATAGTTGTGAGGCGTAACAGTAAACACCCATGGCACAGAAGTCAGATACTGAGCAACACGCAATTGACCAGATCGGCTAACTTGCTGGCCGACCGTCCTGCGGTTGTTCACCGTCATCGACTGTTGAATTTCAAAAATGGTTTGAAGGCCAGCCATCATGTTCTCCCGAAATTCGTAGCCATTGTCTTGCCAGCATATTGATTCGCCATCCAAACAGCGTTTGAGCTTCCAAGCAATCTTTGCTCAAATGACTTGGTATCAATTGCATTGATGTAATTGTTTGTTACGGTCGTAGTTCCACCACCAATCGCATCACCAATTTTGTTATTTGGTATCACGGTGCCAGCCGATTTGGGGATAAACAATTCAGGGCCATTTTCACCAACAATACTTGGTGTATTAACTGGCGGTTCTCCACCATTAGCAAAACCCAAAAAGTTTTTCGCAGATGAAAAAATTGTACTCAGTGAAAAACCAGAACTAGATTTGTCATTGGTAAACGCCTCAAACAATTTGGTTGTCTGATATTTGATCTGAATTTTCACCAAGTCCTGAATGATGCTAGATGCCAAAGAAGAAAAACTCAGTTTTCCAGTTTTCGCAAAGTTATCTAGGGCATTAGTCATTTGGTCGATAACAGTTGAAAAAGCCTGCCGACCTGCATCAGCCGCTGTCATTGCACTTTCTTTATATTGATTGAAAGCCTGCTTCCAACCATGTTCAAATGATTGTTCATATTGTTGATTTTTCTTTATGGCCTCTTGGAATTCAGGAAGGCTTTTAAAAGTAATGGCATCAATGGCTTTTTTAGTCGCTTCAAAATTGGCTTTCAACCGACTATAGTTTGGAGAATTCTTATCCAAATTAGCCATTGCCTTATCAATTTGTTCAAATGCTTTTTGCTGTTGAACAAATACATCATTGATGGCTTTTTCTTGTTCTTGTTGATTTTTAGTTTTATCAAGCAATTGATTCTTTGCAAGAATCTGTTGCATCATTGAATTAACTTGATCCTGATATTGCTTGGTAATCAATTCAGCTTGGTTAACTTGTTTCCAACCAGCATCAGTAACAGTCCTATTGGGGTCTTCTTTCTTAGGCATTTTTATCGGTTCAGATAATGCCTTTTTCATATCTTGGAAAAACTTAATGTAATCCTGTCCATCTTTCTTAACTTCATCCATACCGCCGAACAAGTCTTCGCCAGCTTTCTTGAAGTCAAGATGAGAAAAATCAAACGCCCATTTACCAATGGACTTCAAAATATCAAATACTTGAGTAAATCCAGTTGTAAGAGTTTTAAAGATTACAGCTGTACCTATCGCTAAACTCTCCACTAAATCATGAATGATATTCAAAACAGTCCCTGTCTTTGAATAGGATTCATACAAAGCATTCAGCGATGGCAAAACAGCATCATTGATTGCAAGTTTAAAATTGCTACTGGATTCCTTGAGTTTGTCAGTGAACTCGTTAGCCATCTTCACCGAATTCGCATAACGATCCATTGTGCCGTGAACCTTTTCCATGTCCTCAGCAAGCCCCTTCATGTCAACGCCACGAACACCTTTACCCAAAGTCATGAAAGCAAGACCATTGCGCTCTGCGGAATCTTTCAGATTCCCAAGGCTCTGAATAGTCTTATCGAAAATTTGCTGTGTATCCAGATGGCGCAAATCATTAATAGAAACACCAAGTTTCTCAAATGATTTTTGAGCTGTCGCATTGCCTTGAATAGCTGATTCCAGTTTTTGCGTGAAACCGGAATAGATGCGGCCTACATTCTCAGCACTACCACCGTTTATCTCAAGTGCTTTAGTCAGTTCAAGAACAGACGAAACAGCAACTTCATTGCCTTTGGCAACCTCTGCGATAGAGTTAGCATATTCGATTGATGACTTTGTAAGCTCAATAAATCCAGCCGCCGTGACAATTTCCGGCAAATACTCTTTAAGCTCTTTCAAAGAGCTTTTCGCCTCAGAAATTCCCTTCTGAAATTGGGATGTATCCAACCCTAGTTGAGCACCAAGTCCTGCGATGATATTAGCCATTTTTACCCTCAAACATATGTTTCGGTGCGCCGGGGCTTAACATCGCAAACGCAAGCAATTGTGAACTTGCTATTGCTTGTTTTTCCTTTTCATCCATTGGTGGATAAAGATAATCATAAGCCCTGCCAATTATGTCTTGTAGTTTATAGGATGGCGTGCCTTTAGGCAGGACTTTATTAAACTGTCCAGCGGTCAAACAACCAAGGACTTCAATAACACTACGATTGCCAATCAATCCATCAGCATACATGATGCAAATGTCTGTAAATGTCGATTCGTCTACCTTGTCAGGGTCAGTACCGTGAGCGGTCAAATATGCTTTTACCTGCCTACGGACTGACCCAATTATTTTCCCCGATTTGCAACGTATCCGGGTGAAATTGCGCCGTTGATTTCTTCCACCAATTCCATTTGGACACTGAATGGGAAAAGCTCATCAATTTCAATATAAGTAATTTTACTCATATCGAAATCTTTGTTTTCAGGAACTAAGAATCGAACCAATTCAAGAATTCGGTTTTCGGTAAGAATTTTGTTACGAGAAGTCTCACGAAGGGAAATTCCCTTCACAAAGATGTCTTCGTTTTTGTATTCAATGTCAGGATCAGCTTTGTATTTCTCCCGATTGTCAAAAAAGTCTTTTGACAGGTCTGCATAATACTTTGCAACCTTTTTTTCATCCACAATTTTGACACGTTCGTACAAGGCTTCCATTTCAGAAGTCAATGGAACCTTCACCTTGAATTCATGTCCATTCAGTTTGAATGATCGGGTGCGGACGGATTCGCTGTTGAATCCTTGTCCAAATGCGCTGGCTAGTGTGCTCATGTTTTATCGTGCTTTCATCATTCTAGATTTATATCTTTTCAAGGCATCCCCAAGCATTTGACCAAGATTGTTGGTTACGCTCACGGAATTGCTTTCCAATGCAGGACGGATAAATGGTTGGCCTTCGCCTTTGTTCCATCTTGCTGTGCCAAATTCTATAGCAAATGCACGAGCATCACTATGCATATGTTGTTTCTTTCCAGTCTTGACGTTCTTAAATTGCTTTGTAAACAATTTAGATTTTTTACCGCCATCAGGAATGAATTTACATCCCGGCGCAACTGTCACCCGAGAAATCATAATCATTGTAGGACTGGAATAGATAGAACGTAAATCTCGCTTTGTTGGTTTTCTGGCTTCAACTTGCAAAGACTGCAAGAGTTGTCCAGTGTCTACGTTACCATGTGATTGAAGAAGTGACCGCGCGGAATTCAAGACCGGAACCATTGACGATCTGCAAGCATTTCTAAGAATGTTCCTAGAATCCTTGGGGCCGAATTCTTCATTGATCTGGGTTAACAATTGCTCGAATTCATCAAAGCCTTCCCATTTGATTGAAATGGAAACACCTTTGTCTGAACCATTCGATGCAGAGTTAGCCATTTGATTTGCCAACGATGATATTGCGATAGATCAATTCATTCAGTCGCACAGCATAGGAAACAACCTCATCCGGCGACATCTTGTCAGCATGGTTGGCTGCAATCTTATGCGCCAATGAAATGGCTGTCATCCTTTGCTGCATGAACCCAAACCAGTCTTTCCGTTCCTCCGATTGCTTTGCCAGATAGCCAAGCAAATCGTTTGTATCTTTTACTGTGATAGTCATTTTTTATTCTTTAGATGGTTTAGTTTCGGGTACTGTGTACGGGTTGTACTTCTGAAGTAGTATAAGTGCCACCGCTTGAGCCGTATCAGGCTCTGCGGTTGCTTTAGCGACTTCAGCAGCATCAACAGACAAAGCACGGGCGACTAGATCAATGTCGCCGTATGTTGCCACAATGACAGCGATGGCTTCATCAACCGTCATCATGTGTTTGACCAACCATACTGGTTGCCCCGTGGATGAATAGTGAAAATACACTTAGCCTCAGCACCGGGTGCTGCATCAATATGAAACTGACCGGCACGACCAGTAAAAGCATATGCAATAGTGCTAGTACCAGCAACAGCAGCAACCACATATGTGCGATCCACAATGCCAGAATATGCATCAGCACGAATCTGCAACAATGCTGGATCGGAAGGATTCCACGCAGCGGTTATCGTCATGCTAGTTGGCTTGGACTGTGTTGGAATCACATCAGACTGACGCGAACCAGCAACCATGAAGTTGGCCGATGCATCATCTTGACCAAAGGCAGGGATTGCCTCTACTGGAATCAATTGACCAGTAGAGCCAACTCCATTGGCCTCTGTACCTACAATGGTCGCCACTTGACCAGTCCAAACCGACAGGTTCGCAGTGGTCAAAGGTGTAGGTGTTGCAGACGATTGCATCCACAGCGAGGCACTAAAGCCGGGAAGAACTACGTTAGGTGCGGTCATATTAACCCCTTATGCGTTATTTGACCAACCATACTGGTTGCCCCGTGGATGAATAGTGAAAATACACTTAGCCTCAGCACCGGGTGCTGCATCAATATGAAACTGACCGGCGCGACCATTGAAGGCGTAATACACGACATTTGCACCATCGGTGGCCGAAATCACATAAGTTCGTTCAGTCACGCCAGAATATGCGTCTGCGCGGATTTGCAGCAAGTTGGCATCCGATGGATTCCATGCAGCAGTGATGGTCATGCTGGTGGGTTTCGCCTGAGTAGGAATAACGTCAGATTGACGCGAACCAGCAACCATAAAGTTAGCTGATGCATCGTCTTGACCAAAGGCGGGGATTGCTTCCACAGGAACCAAATTGCCAGAAATAGCAATTGCCGAAACGTTGGCATAGGTAGACAACTGCGAAAGTGTCAATTCAGTTGGTGTCGCACCGGACTGCATATACAACGCAGCACTAAAACCGGGCAAAACTTTATTTGGGAGCGCCATGATAATTCCTTTTGGAAGTTGAAATTATTATCTTATCAACATGGTATATCCATGCGGCAATCAAGCACAATTTGATGCAATTTTACTTGATCATCATATGTGTTGTATAGCATGGTAACGTCAATCTTAGAGACATAAATGCCGCCTGAGCCACCAAACTGACCAGAAAAACCATGCAATGCCTGAATAATTGTGTTGGATGTATTAAAAGCATCCTGCATATTCTGAGCGAATACAGT